ACGGCACCCCTAAACAAGATTCGCATAGTAGCGTCAATGCCTGGCCGATACCGGATAACAATGCGGGCCATAACCTCGGACTGGCCGGACTTGGCCGCTACAAACTCGCGGACGCTCACCGGCTCGACTGAGGCCCATACCTGAGCGAAATACTGCCAGGTGACTGTCTCGGCCCCAGTGGTCGGATTCTGTGCAGATACGGGCTGTTGGATGGTTACGCGGTGGCGAAGGGTTCCGGCTTTCATACTCCGTAAATCCTGTATGGGCCTAGCAGGGCTGAAACACCAAGGGGAAGTTCTGAGGTGCTTCCCTCAGTTACAGCCTCACGGTTTGAATACCAGTGCCCTATCATCAATAGCATGGCGACATGCACCGCATCGTTATAAATCAAGGCAAAGTCATCGTCAGGCTCGCCGTACTCATCAAGCGGTATCTGTTCCGCTGTAGGATACAGCTTGCGTTCTGTGTAGTTTTCAACGTGTTTGATGGCGGCGTTAAGGTACACGCTAATAAGCGCGTCATCCTCCAAAAATCCCGGCTCTATCCGGCACTGCTGTTTGATCGTTCTCAGTTCAATCATGGTCGGCACCGGGTTTGATATTAATTAATTTTTGGGTTTTTTTCTGCTAATTTTGGCCGCCTTGTTTCTCGGCTCTGGTTGCATCTTGTTTTCGGGGGAGGGCTTTTTCTTGATCTCCTCAATAACACCTAAGTCGATCAGTTGGCGTGCATCTTCTGGAGAAAGCTCTCGCTTGTCGCCTTCGTAGTATTCCTTTTTACCGTAATGTTGCCTTTTGACTAGATATTCCATATTGCACCTCTTGATAAGGGGCTGACCGGAGCCAGCCCATTATACCTTGTTACACCACTACGGGTGCGAGATCACCATAGACAAAGCATTCAGGGCGATAGACCGCAAGGGCCAGGCGCTCTTCTGCCAGAACGGTTAACAGGTTCTTAACAAAATCGTCTTCGTTCTCGGTTGCCACTTCAACTCGGGACTGCCAGCGGTCGAATACCTGTGCGCCCAAACGGAACGCGCCAGTAAGGAACTTTCCGCTCGATACAGCCTGAGTCTGTACAACAGGCAGGCCCCACATGGTAGGCGATGATGTGCCCTGCGGGTTGCCGATGATGTAGCGGCCCTGGCTGTCCTTCAAAGTCTCGATCTCAGTCCAGTCAATCGGGTTGAGAACGTGACCAGTTGCAGGGTATTCCGCAAGGATCGCTTGCAGCATAGCCATGCGAAGGGTGTCCATTTTGGTGAACTCAGCAGTCGGCGCGATAGGCGAGGAGTACGCAGTTGATTGCGGTACGATGCCAAGCAGGTTCTGCCCTACACCGTCACCGTTGAGCAGTTGCTGCTCTTCCACATACGCCAGCCCATAACGCAGCTTTCCATCAATGTAACTGGCAAGCTGTGAGGCGTCAGACATAATCTGTCGTGAAGCCTTTACGTAATGAGCGATGACCTTAGCGCTGGTGTTCTTCAGCTCAAACTGCAGATCCGACTGAGGCTTAAGTGCGCCCTCTGCTACGGTTGCAGCGGCGTTGGTGAATCCAGTTTCCTGAACGTACTCCAACACATTACCGTCCATCCGGCCCGGAGTGATCAGGTCACGGATGGTCATGCGGCGTTCAGGCTGCATGATGATTCCGGGCAGGCGAGTGTCTTGCACTAAATCACCAGCGGACCCGGCGGCGTTGGTGGTAGCAAGTGAGATTGTGGCCTTGTACTGCATATCTGCACGGCCACGCTGGCCGCCAGACTCTAGCAGGCTTTTGAAGCGCTCGGATTCAACGAACTGCTCACCGAAGCTTTTGTGCTCGTGGCGCTCTTCATTATCGCTGCGGCGCGCAAGCTTCTGCTCCATCTCGTCAATCCGGGACTTACACCCGTTCAGATCAGTGAGACTTACATCAACCCGCTCCTTGAGATCGTCAAGGTTCTTTTCGCCGCTGGACATTTTGCCTCGCAGCTCTTCGCCCAGACCCTTCACCTCATCGGTGCGCTTCTGGAATTCTTGGGTTAGTTCGACCAGTTGGTTATCTTCGCTCATTGGGTTACTCCATTGTGAGCTTTGAGAAATGCCAGCGCGTCGCTGACTGATTTGCTCGCCTGTTTGTCGCCGGGCTCACCCCGGAGCAACTTGCTCAGTCCGCTCGTGGCGATTGCAGCGGATTGAGTTTTTGAAAAGCCAGCCTCACGCAGGAACTTTTCAAATTCTGGCAGGGTAGGTAGCTCACCCTCCTCTAGTGCTGCCTTTACGGCATCCACTCTCGATTCTTCATTAGCGGGAAACGTCACAATAGATACCTCGAATAGTTTTAGTTCAAGAAGGTTTACGACGCCCCGATCTGCTTTCTGAGAGCGCTTAACGGCATAGCCGATAGACATTCCATCAATGGCACCGGCTTTCATAAGGGCATGGATTTCTCTAGCTCTCTGAACTTCGCCAACCAGCAACCGACCTTCAACGTAAAGCCCGTTCTCGTCCTCCTCCATCTTGGTGTAAACGCCGATGGGCTCGTTATGATTGTGGTTCCATAGCACCGGAGGCATTCGGCTGCGAGCCTGCCATTCATCAAGCGACTTAACGAACGCGCCCCGCTTAACGATTTCCCGGTAGCTATCCACGTTGCCGAAAACGGAGCCATAGCCAGAAAAAAAGCCGTCATCTTCGACAGCTTTAATATCAAACGTTACATCTATCGTTTTATGTCGCATCACTGCCCTCCTCGGGCGCGCCAATCTTGTCTATGGTGGTCATGTTTAATTGAACCGTTAGCACATCACCGCCTTTGACGTCGGGCAGATCCTCAAGTGCGCGGACATTGTTGCGGCTCATAACGCCGTTTTGCAGCATCTGCGTGTAGAAGCTGGCCCTTGCCGCACTGTCAGCCCGAAGCAGACCTTCAACGCTAAACTTTGGCTTGTACTTCTTGCGATCTTCTGGACCTAGCAGCTTGCGAGCGATTGCCTGCTCAATCCTTACCAGCGTTGGGCGAAGCGAATAGGTCAGAAAGCCCATATTTGTCTGCTCAAGGCTTGAAGCCCATGAAGACGCCTTGTCTGTGTGACCAATTAATTGCGGGGGAACCCCGAAGGCCCTGCATACTTCTTCTATCCCGAAGTAACGGGACTCCAAAAGTTGTGCATCAGCCGGGTTTATTCGCACGCCTTGAGCGCTAGCTGGCTCCATTCCAGCTTCAAGCACCATCCACTTGCCCGCGTTTTCAGCTCTTCCGAACTCGCCCAAAGCGGTGCGCATTCTGTCGCGCTGCTCTGTGTTCAGAGTGGATGCGCCGGTCTTAAGAAAACCTCCGACCTTGAGCCCGTTTTGCCACTCTCTGGAGGCTGCGCGGTTAGCATCCATGAGCCCGCCCAGAGTTTCGGCAGCCGACTGTATGGGCGATAATCCTATAATTCCGTCCAGCGTGAAGCCTTTCAGATGCAAGATTTCATCGTCGTTATAAGTCGTGGTTGCGTTTTTTGTGGTGTAGTCGTAACGCAGATCCCCGTCTTTGGTGCGATAGACTACGACCTTTTCCGGGTTCAGTGGGTTGAGCGACACAACTCGGCGGCCCTCCCGCACGATATGCGAGTAGCCATTGCCCCAAAGGTCCAGGGCTGCAAGCTGAGACTCCCAGTATTCGGAAGCCGTCATATCAGCATTCGGTGATGAGTGAAGAAGGCGGTAGAGGGGGTGTTCTTGCGCCGGGTTCTTCTCTGAATCCCTCAAGTGCAGGGGCAGTGATGAAATTGTCTGTGAGCGCAGGCGCACGCACGCCCACACGGCAGAAAGCTTTAGGGCTGTGTCAGCGCTAACTGTAGAACCAGACGGTGTTGTGTGAGAGTCGAACGGCATTGATCGGTCGCCCGACTCTAATCGCGCGCGGCCAGTCAGTGCGCCCCAGAATCTCTGCCAGAATCCTTCGTCATTCAGAGTTGCCATTATGCGATCACTATGTCGTTGAGATATGAATTGACGTCAGGTGGTGTCTCTGCGCCAGACGAAACGCCAAGGGCCATGGCAAGTGACACCATGCCGTCGATGCGGCCTGTGGCCTTGTGTTTGTCAAGCTTGCGATTGTTGGCCGGGTCTTTGGTTACGACTGCGTTTGCTGCACACATCGTTAGTACCGGGTGCATACCGTGGCGTAGCCGTCCGTTAAGTAGGTCAGACTCCAGCGCGTCAATTGCAGGGCTCATGTCTTTGAAGCCCTGTCCAAACTCGATCATCGGGAAGTCAAGATCGAGGGTTTCACACGCTTTCTTGAATACATCCATACGCCAGCGGTCAAAACCAACCAGCTCAATGTCCAGATCCGCCAGGATTTCAGCCATCTCGGCAGCGACAAAGCCGTAATCAACCGTCGCGCCGGGGGTTGTTCGCAAGAATCCTTCCCTTGCCCACACGTCATAAGGTGATCTATCCCGCTTTGAGCGCTCATGAATGCCCTGTTCCGGCGCCCAGAAGTAGGCTTGAACGTGGCGCACCCCTTCGGAATCGGTGCCGCAGAGCACCAGGGAGGTAAGGTCTGTCCGCGCTGACAGGTCAAGCCCGCCGTATACCGGCATCCCTGCCAGGTCATTCGGCTGTTCGCCGCAGGATTCCCATACCGACTTAGATACAAATGGCGACACGGTAGACACTCGCTGATTCAGACAAAGATTCCTGAACGTGTTCTCCGAGCTTGGCATTCTGTCGGCTCGCTCTGCCTGCTTCTCAAGATCCGCCAGCGACCGGAAGAGTCCCAGCGCAGGGTTGGATTCTTTCCATGCCTTCATGCTTATTAGCTTGCTTTCAGGGCTGGCCGAATAAACATGGCTGACTATGTGCGGATCTTTCGAGCGCTCGGCATCGTCCAACCACACGGAGAACAGGTCTGCATCGGTGGCCGCCTGCGTGCTTATGGCAATCAGTAAGGGGTTATCGTGTGCGCCTTGGGCGGTTGTGATCGCATCAACAAAATCATCTTGCGGGCCTCTGACCTGTCCCACCTCGTCCAGTATCGCAAGCACCGGGGATAGACCGTGCGTCGTCTTGCCCTCGGCTGCCAGCGCTTTGTACTCGACATTCATGGGCTTGCCGATCAGCCGCTTACTGCTTGGGATAATGTGGACGATCTCCTGCAGGGCAGGATTAAAGTTGATCATCTTACAGGCCAGGTTAAACACGATGCCCGCTTGCTCTCGGCTCATGGCGCCGGAAACGATCTGTGAGTTCTGTTTAGCCTCTGGGCCTACCAAGTGAGCAAGCAAAATGCCTGCAATCAAGCCGGTCTTGCCGTTCTTCCTTGCGATGCTCAGGTATGCGGTGCTGGTTCCTGCCTTGTTGTCATAGACTTGGCG